ATTTTAAATCATTTTCTACTCTTAACAACGGGTGAATGTCTCTTTTGATTTCTAGGTTTTCCAAGAATCTTTTTACATGTAACTTGAGTTTTTTCAATTCTTCAGTGGTGTTTTCTGTTACTGGGACTATGCATGAAATCCTCTTCAAGTAACCTGCTAATACGGTAAGATTATCATGCGGATCGGTACAGAACGGAACATCAGGAGTAAACGCCTGAATGTTCAAGGCATATGGCAACCCTGCTTTATTGGAACAAGCTATCCATCTGAAAGCTATATTCGGTAAACCTTTGCGGATAGGTTGTCTTAGGTAGGCCATTGCCTCAGTAGGAACTTCTCTTAATGAAGAAGTAGGAAGGAGGAGAACGCCTCTCCTGAGAAAGTAACAGACACTGGGAATTGAAAATGAAATCTAATAGCGTAGTAATACAAGAAAGCACGATGCAATACTCCAAAAAATAATCCGAGACCATCATTCTTCGTCTTTCTTAATGCAGCCCATATGAGATCATTGACTTCATCGAAATCTTCATTCGTCACTGTGATAGTAGGACACATTACGGGTGCGGCTAATTTATTAACTGCCAAAAATTTTATAACAATACAGATGGCCATATTATCAAGTGTCTCAGCATTAACACTATTTTTCTCTCGAGCCATTAATTTACCAATAACAATGTCTTTAACACTTTGAATAAACCAGTAACTTCGTTCAGAAGGTGTATATTTATAATTCATTGTCATTCGAAATTGACGATACAAAGCCAATAAAGTTGCGGCTAATCGCATATAATTGTCATCAAAGGTGGGACCATCAAACAACACAGTCTTTACTTCCCCCACCCCTATGGAGTCATAGCTGTCCACCATCTCGCTCATTATACGATCAAACAACACATTGCCATCCTTAAACCCACATCGTGATCTTTTCCTTAACAATAGATTAGACACATAAACAAAAGCGGGATTCACGTTGGGATATTCTTGGAAATCAAATTGCATGATTCTATTCTCCATGTCATCCTCTTTTTCCTCTTGATTTTCGGTTATGACTTCTTTAATCTCAACAACGGGTCGAATGATACCCTCAGTAGTTTTCAAATTATCAGCTTGTAATTCCACATATTCAGCAGTCTCAAAAATGGGATAATTCAAAATTGTCTCTGGTATTTTATTAATAACTGGTTTTAATAACGTAAAGGCAGTAGACATACAGACATTCAATACTTTATTAGTAGATTCAGTAACCTTAGGCATAAAAGTATTCCACACATGTGCACCGAAATAATGATAACAATTCTTTATAAAGTCTCTAAACAAAGGTGTGTCAGGTATATTGGCTGGTTTAAATGTAACAAATTCTACATCAGCATTTTTCTTTACTTTAACTGGTTCTGGCTGCTCAGGTTCAATTTTTATTTCTTTTTCTTTTTCAGGTTCGATTTTCTTGTCAAGTTCCACTTTATCAAATTTTTGTTCTTTTTCATCTTGGTCAACAGGATCAAAACATTTGTGGCAATAAATTTCCATATCTTTGAGGTCTTCTGGACACAAACTAACCTCTTTGTTTGCATATCTCTTACATGCCAAGTAGAAGCAACGAGCTGGATCTTTCCTATTCATGTACAGATCATGGATTTGCTTAGTAAATTCTGGAATAAACTGTTTATAGACGCCCCGCTGGCCCTGGACAACGGTGGTCTTTGAGTTAAGAGTTGTTGTAGTCATGATTTGGTAAAGTGGGTGACCATTAAAGGTCTAACAAACCGAGTTAAAAACTAGATCATCAAGCGAAATGCCTACAGGCAACTTGCTCAATAACCCAG